CACGTCAGTCAGGTAAGTCTGAGACAATTGCTAACACAGTAGCTACGCTAATGGTTCTATTGCCACGCCTTGCTAAAATGTATCCCGACCTATTAGGCCAGTTTAAAGATGGCATCTGGATTGGCATGTTTGCTCCAGTTGAAGGTCAGGTAGAAACTCTATTTGGTCGTACAGTAAACCGACTTACCAGTGAACGCGCTATGGAAATCTTAGGGGACCCTGAGATTGACGACAGTCTTGGTAAAGTTCCAGGAGTTACACGACAGATTAAATTAAAGAACTCTGGCAGTAGCCTTATGATGATGACTGCTAACCCACGTGCAAAGATTGAATCTAAATCTTTTCATCTTATCGTTATCGATGAGTGTCAAGAAGCAGATGACTTTGTAGTATCTAAATCTATCTCACCTATGCTTGCGTACTACTCAGGTACCATGGTTAAGACTGGCACACCTACTACGCACAAGAACAACTTCTATCGTTCTATTCAGCTTAACAAACGCAGACAAACAGGCAGAGGAATTAGACAAAACCACTTTGAGTGGGATTACCGCGATGTAAGTAAATACAACACTAGCTATGCAAAGTTTATTAAAAAAGAAATGCTACGTATTGGTGAGGACTCAGATGAGTTCCAGATGTCGTATTGCTGCAAGTGGCTTCTAGAACGAGGTATGTTTGTTACATCAACAGTGATGGACGAGCTTGGCGATACATCTCAAGAAACAGTAAAAGCTTGGCATCGTTCCCCAGTTGTTGTAGGTATTGACCCTGCACGTAAAATGGACTCAACCGTTGTAACAGTGGTATGGGTAGACTGGGATAGACCTGATGAGTTTGGTTATTTTGACCATAGAATTTTAAATTGGCTGGAGATACAAGGTGATGACTGGGAAGACCAATATTTTCAAATCGTTAATTTCTTGGGCAGCTACGACGTACTTGCTGTTGGGGTTGACGCTAACGGCGTGGGTGATGCGGTTGCACAAAGACTCAAACTCCTCCTCCCAAGAGCAGAAGTTCATGCCCTAGGTAGTAGCCAACCCGAACAGTCTAAGCGTTGGAAACACCTTAAGGCTTTAATTGACCGACGTCTGGTTGGTTGGCCTGCACACGCAAAAACTCGACGCCTTCGTACATGGAAACGCTTCTATCAACAAATGACTGATTTAGAGACTAAATTCACTGGACCTAACTTTCTAGCCCATGCACCTGATGAGGCACATGCTCACGATGACTATGCAGATAGCCTTGCAATTGCTGTGTCCCTAACTTTGGATATGACAATGCCATCCATCGAAGTTTCTACATCTCCATTCTTTAGCAGGTAGTTACCCGTTTAGCCTGACTTTACGACCAATAAGTAGGACACTTTTACACGAGGTCCTCAACCCTTATAAGGAGTATAAAAAATGGCAATTGCCCCAACACCAAAGTTCCCTGAGCGTCCAGGTACTACTTACGACCGTAAGATGTCACCTGCAACACCAGGCCAGCGTGGTCCACTACGTTTTGAAGAAGGTCTTGCAACTGATACTGATATTCCAGCGGAATTCACTAACGGTGCAATGCAGGGATACGAACCTGCTGCAGGTCGTCCAAACCGTAACAAGCCAGTGCACACAAAGACTGCAGAAGAAACAATGCGTGAAAGAGCACATGTCGGTTCAGCCGCATGGGTAGAAGCACCAGCAGCGCTTTCTGATTTTTCTGCTGGCGGATTTGCTGACCATGGAGATAACCGTATTGAGCGTGTAATGCGCAGCGGTGCAAACCAGAAGTCATCTAATCCAGCAATCGTAAACGACTAATTAAGGTTTCCTACCCCCGTACTCAGGCTACAAGGCTGGCGGGGGTAGGCTTCCCATTTTCAAAGGATTGTTAAATGGCACTGATTCAAGGTAAAGAAGTAAAAAAGACGGAGAAGCAGGAACCTGCTAATCCAAAGCTTTGGAACATGATTACTGCCCAGGCAAAAACTCGTTTCTCTAAGAACTCCCCTGCACGTGGTCACTGGATTCACGCTAAATATAATCAAATGGGTGGTCAGTATGTTAAATCTAAAAGAGAAGTTGACCCACGTTTTAGAGATTACATACAAGAATCTTTAGATAAAAAAGAAGAAAACCAAAAAAAGAAAGTTACTAAGCCAATAGGTAAAGGTAATATTCGCGGCGAGCGCTTTCGCTAAGCCTATTAATCGTGGTACTCTTTGCTCGTACGTAAGAAAAAGGTGGATAGTTGAGCGGCATTGATTTTTCTCCTCCCTCATATAGGGCGGCCTCGTCTGACTTAACCATCTCCATTTCACCACTTGGTTTGGTGGAACTGGCTGACGAAGAATTTGAAGTACACGGCCCACGTCTAAATAGATATTCCCTTAACTGGGCAATGTACCTTGGGCACCACTATTCATACCGCCGTCAGATTGGCGATGCACAGCTAGTACTTAATTACTATCGTGCTTTTACAGATTTTATTATTAACTTTACTTTTGGTAAGGGCGTTAACTTCCGCTCTCCAAAAGAAACCGAAGCTATTGTTCCTGACCTTCTTGAGCGTGTATGGGAAGTAGATAACAACAAAGCAACTGTTCTATGGGAAATGGGACAGCAGGGCTCTGTATCTGGAGATTGCTTTATTAAAGTAGCTTATGAAGAAGCATGGGTTGACCCATCAGGCATGCAGCATCCTGGACGCGTACGCGTACTCCCGCTTAATGCTGCTTTCTGTTTTCCAGAGTTTCACCCACATGACCGCGAGCGTTTAATCCGTTTTAAATTAAAGTATCGTTTCTGGGGCACATCACTAGAAGGTACCCGTCAGGTATTCACTTACACTGAAATTCTTACAGAAGATGTGATTGAGGAATATATCAACGATGAACTTATTGACTCGCGCCCTAATCCGCTTGGCACTATTCCCATTGTTCATATTCCTAACGTTCGCATTAGTGGTAGCCCTTGGGGTCTTAGCGATGGTCATGACATTATTAACATTAACCGTACTTATAACGAAACTGCTACTGACATCGCTGACATCGTTAATTACCATGCTGCGCCCGTCACAGTCATCATCGGCGCTAAAGCTTCTCAGCTTGAGAAAGGCGCTAATAAAGTCTGGGGCGGTCTACCAAAAGACGCAAAGGTAGAAAACCTAGAAGGCGGCGCCCAAGGACTTAAAGGCGCTATGGAATTCTTAGCTATGCTTAAGAAGTCTATGCACGAAATGATTGGTGTTCCTGAAACCGCTCTTGGTCAGGCACAGCCTATTTCTAATACATCAGGTGTGGCCCTTTCTATTCAGTTCCAGCCTTTGATGAACCGCTACCATCAGAAGATTATTCAATATGCACGTGGTTTAGAGCGCGTTAATGAACTTATCCTACGTAGCCTTGCTGTTAAGGAACCAGAGGTATTTACCTGGAATCCTGACACTAACGTAAAGCTTAAGAAGGGTCAGCTAGATGTACTTGACCCTAATGACCCTCTTACCTATCAAACCTATGTTCACTTCCCACAGCCTCTCCCACTAGATAAGCTGATTGCCCTTAACGAAGTTCAATCAATGCTATCCCTTGGACTTGAGTCTAAGGAAGGCGCACTTCGTACTCTTGGTGAAGAATTCCCTACTGAGAAACTAAACGAAATCCGTCAAGAACTTATGGATGACGCAGTTGCTGATGGAGCTCTTAAGCTTCTACAAACTCAAATTGAGCAGGAAATTGCTGAACTTACGGGCACTATGCCTAACCCTGAAACTGGCGGAGCCCCTGGCACCCCTAACGCAACAACTGGTGCTCCTGGAGCTCCAGCAGTACTACCACCAACTATGGATGAGGCTCTTGCTGCAGCTGATATGGGCGAAGCAGACCTACGTAACAAGTTGGTAACTGAAGCTTATGGAACCGTACTCCCACAGAGACGTGTACCAGAAGAATACGAAAAATAAGCGTTTACGCAGACATTTTTCGTATTAAGCAAGAAAATATATACAACGTTCGGTCATATGTGCTACTAATTCGGAAAACGACCTCTAGGAGAAAAAGGAATCTTTATGGATACAGCAGAAGTTAATGCTGATGCCTTTGCGGCAGAAGCAGGAGTTGTTCCAGTTGTAGCTGAGTCTTCAGACAACGCAGTTGTCGCTGACGCACTTACTACTAAGGCAACTTCCAAGTTTTATACGGAAGATGACTTGGCACGTGTACGTAGCCAAGAAAAAGAAAAACTCTATCCTCAGATTGACAAGCTGAAGGAAGAACTAGATGTCATTAAGAAAGAGCGTGAAGCAGAACTTGCTGCACGTGCTGCAGATGCAGAAGCAAAAGCTAAAGCTGAGCAGGAAGCTCTTGAAAGTGACATGGATGTTCGTACCTTGCTTAAAACCAAGGAACAAGAGTGGCAGGAGCAGTTGGAGCGTGAGCGTCAAGAACGTGAACGTGCCTTCGCTCTACTGGAACGCGAAAAGTCTTTTGCTGACCTACAGAACTACCGTTCACAACGCGTAGACGCAGAGCGCGAAGCTATTATTCCTGAACTGTTAGACCTAATAAGTGGCAATACCCCTGAAGAGGTTGACGCAAGTATTGAAGGACTAAAAGCTCGTTCTGCAAAGATTCTTGAATCGGCGCAATCTGCAATGCAGAATGCACGTAAAGAAATGACGGGGACAAGGGTAACCACGCCCCCGCTCGGACAGATGGACACTAATATGGACCAACGCTCGTTAACGGCTGAAGATATTCAGTCAATGTCGATGAATGATTACGCAAAATACAGAGAGAAAATCTTGGGCGCTACAGCTCGAGGTAAGTCTCGCGGCTTGTTCGGGTAAATCCCACAATCCCAAATCCAACCTACAAGGAGTAAACAACTAAAATGGCATCTGGTATTACGGGTACTGGCAATCTAGCCGCAGCCCCAACAGCGTACTCAGGTACAAACACACAGCTTACTCAGGCGATTCAGACAATCTGGTCTAAGGAAATCCTTTTCCAGGCAATGCCTATCCTTCGCTTTGAGCAGTTCGCAGTTAAGAAAACAGAACTAGGTGTTGCACCTGGTCTTCAGATTAACTTCATGCGTTACAACAACCTCGGCTTCGCGAATTCACTCGTTGAAGGCGTTCGTATGCAGACTAACGCACTTACAGCACAGCAGTTCTCAATCACAGTAACTGAGCATGGTTATGCTCTTGCTGTTTCAGAGCTATTGCTTAATGCTTCATTTGATGACGTAATGGCTTCAGCTTCACGTCTTCTTGGTCGTAACATGGCTATCTATCTTGACCAGCTATCACGCGACACACTTTATGCAGCGACTTCAACCATTTACGGTGAAGACCGCTCATCACTCACAGCAGTAAACAACTGGTATGCAGATGGTACAACCGCTGCTAACCGCGCTGCTATGACAGGTACCTACTACATGACACCTCACACAGTGAAGGACGCAGTAGAGACCTTAGCAACAAAGAACATCCCTCGCCTTGGTGAGACATATGTTGCTTTCGTTCACCCCCACCAGAGCCGTAAACTTCGTGATAATCCAGAATTTATTGAAGTCACAAAGTACGCTGCTCCAGGTAACTTCATGCTTGGTGAAATCGGTCGTCTATACGATTGCGTATTCATTGAAACAACTCAGGTTCTTAAGGTTGCTGGCGGCGCTGGTTCTTCTTACTCAGCTGATACAACTGTTGCTAACCCAACAGTAACAGCTGGTGGAGGCTACATCACACCTGCTACAAAGACAGGTAACGGTGGTTCAGACCGCTACGCAGCTATCTTCATTGGAGATAACGCATTCGGTCACGCAATCTCTCTTCCAGTCGAACTCCGCGATGGCGGTATTCTTGACTTCGGTCGTGAGCATGCGCTTGCTTGGTACTCAATCTTCGGTCTTGGTCTAATCACTGACCAGTCTGTAATCATTGCAGAAACCAACTAATTAATCCATAGACCTGGGTACGTCTCAAAACTGCCCATTCAATCTTTAACAGACAATAATTAGGAGAATACAAATGGCAAGTAAAGTAAAACCATCTGATGTCACAGGTCGCGCTCGTGAAGCGCAGATTTCTGATAATGCTGAGGCGTTACAGTCACGTGCATCAGAAATGTCAATGGCTACCGCCAACGCTCAGATTAAACTTGAGACCGAGGTCCTAGACGCTACTAAGCCTAACCAGGCAACAGTAATCGTTGATGAAGCTACAGTTGTAAGCAAGGGTGATGACGTTGTTGTTATCCGTGTTGTCGAGGATATCGAGAACATGACCCTAGGAGCTGGCAACTACTATAACTTCAAAGCAGGACAGAAGTACAAGGTTAGCAAGCAAGTAGCCCAGCACCTTGAAGAAAAAGGTTATTTAGCTGGCGTTATCTAGCATTAATTTTGGCGGATTAGCGGGCACATTGATGCCCGCTTTTTCGTTTGTAAAGATTTTTTGTCCATTTACTGACACCATGTATCAGTAGCGTTAGGAGTAAATGAGTGGCCCTCTTATCGGATTTGGTATCACGAGTTCGCCTAGAACTTGGAGACCAGGGTAAAGAGTTTACTTTTACTGCAGTTGGTGACGGAGTAACAAAAGAGTTTTATTTAAACAATAAACCTATTGATGCTTTTACCCTTTTGGTGACTGTAACTGAAGAGTACATTCCAGCCCCTACAGGATATAAATTAGAAGTAGACCAGGGCGTTATCCGTTTTCAAAATCCAATTGCCAATGGCGCAACTCTTGTTGTGCATGGCACCGCTTATCGTTATTTTTCAGATGCTGATATTGAACGTTTTGTTAACACTGCAGTAGGTCAGCACCTTCATGAGCGCACAGACTCTTACGGAAGTAAGATGACTGTTGGCGCTATCCCAGCAGTAGAGGAATACCCAGTAGCCATCCTCTCAACTATTGAAGCTCTATGGGCCCTAGCTACTGACGCATCTTTTGATATTAATATTTCGGCTCCAGATGGAGTAGTTATTCCACGTAGCCAGCGCTGGCAGCAATTGACCTCTATGATTGCTCAACGTCAGGAACAGTACAAGCAACTTTGCTCAGCTCTTAATATCGGCCTATGGCGTATCCAGATGGGTACCCTACGCCGCACTAGCCGCCTTACTAATAAACTTGTTCCTATCTACATGGCTCAAGAGTTTGATGATGGTCGTAAGCCAGAGCGTGTGTACATTGCTAATGACCTTATGGGACGCCAAGAGTTCCCAACTACAGTTCAGGCATATGACCTAGTTCTATACCAGGGCGATAGCTATAGTCAAGATTTTGTTCTTGGAGCTTCTGTAACTGGTTTAACCTTTAAATCAGAAATTAGAACATACCCTAATTCACCTACTAGATATGCAGCCTTCAATGTTACAATTATTGATGCCGCAACTGGACGTATAAGAATTACGCTTACTCAGTCCGCTACTAAATATCTACCAGTGCGTGGTTTTTGGGATTTGCAAGCTACTTCTAATACAGATGCAACATTCCAAAAGACATTTTTGCGAGGTCAAGTGTTTGTAACCCAACAGGTATCGGTGGATTAACGTGGCAGATATTATTATTGTTCCGCCAGACAATGGCCCTTGGTACCCTGGTGCCACAGGGCCTACAGGTATTCTTGGTGGCCCTACAGGTCCTACTGGACCAACTGGTCCTACGGGTGCACAAGGTGACTATTCACAGTTCCTTGGAACTTTTGCAACCCTATCAGCATTAACGACTGCTTATCCAAATCCCACAGCTAATCAATGGGCGTTTGTTCGCATTACAGGTGATGCTACAAATATTCGCGTTTACCGTCGTAGCGCTAACGCATGGGTATATGACACCCTTCCACTTCCTGCAGGAGCTGTAGGAGCAACTGGTCCTACTGGACGTACTGGTGCTACTGGTCCTCAAGGTAATCAAGGAAACTCTGGCAATACAGGTCCAACAGGTCCACAAGGTATTTCTGGTCTTGCAGGTGCTACTGGTCCTACTGGTGCACCTGGTCAAGGTTTAAATCTTCTTGGAGAGTACGCAACTCTCTCTGCATTACAAACTGCACGTCCAACAGGTGCATCAGGCGACGCTTGGTTACTTGCTAATGGAAGTTTAGTTATTTGGGATACCCCAACATCTTCATGGAAAAACGTTGGAAACCTAGAAGGCCCTACTGGTGCTACTGGTAGTGCAGGTCCAACAGGTGCCACAGGTCCACAAGGAGCGCTCGGACCTGTGGGCCCACAAGGTGCACAAGGTGCAACAGGTGCTACAGGAGCACAAGGTCCTACAGGTTTAGCTGGTCCTAAAGGCGATACTGGGGCTGCTGGTCCTCAAGGTATTTCAGGTTTACAAGGACCAACAGGTCCTACAGGTAACCTTGGACCAACTGGTGGTCAAGGACCTCGTGGTGTTGGTTATGGAAATGTAAACTCTGCTAGCGCAGTTACTTATTCTGGTGGAAATAAACTTTTTATTTTAAATACTGCAGACCACGCTTTTATAACTGGTATGCGATTACGTGCAATTCTTGCATCAGATGCAACAATATATCTTGAAGGTTTTGCGTCATTAAGTAACAACAACCTTAACCTTAATATAATTGTTGATGCTGGTGAAAATGGAACAGTTGGCACTGTTTACAGTGGGTGGACATTTGCAGTAACTGGTGAGATTGGTGCTATAGGACCTACAGGACCTACTGGCTCTGTTGGACCAACTGGAGCCGCATCTACAGTTACTGGACCTACAGGTCCTGCTGGTATATCTGGCGGTATTGATTTAACAGTAACTGCGGACTCAACTCCTAATTATGTAATTAATGGTTTAACAAATCCAACTATTACTGTTATCCGAGGTCTTCGTTACCGTTTAACTATTAATACAACTGGAAATAGATTTAGAGTACAAACCTCACAGGGTGCATATAATGCTGGTACTCAGTACACAACTGGTTTTACTAACTTAGGTATTGATTCTGGAACTATATTTTGGGATGTACCATTTACAGGACCATCTACTTTATATGTAGTTTCTCAAGATAATTCTAATTTAAATGCGGTATTTAATTTAACTGCAGCTGGTCCTCAAGGAGCTACTGGTCCAACAGGTGCAACAGGTGCCGCTTCTACAGTAGTTGGTCCTACAGGTCCGCAAGGTCTTGTTGGTCCTACAGGAGCTGTTGGCGCTACGGGTGCCACTGGTGCCACTGGTACACAAGGTATTGCAGGTCTTCCTGGAGCACAGGGACCAACTGGTCCACAAGGACCACAAGGTGTTGCTGGTGCTACAGGTGCTGCTGGTGCAGCAGGTACAGCTGGTGCAACAGGTGGTGTTGGACCTACAGGTGCAACAGGTGCTGCTGGCGCATCTATTTATGTTCTTGGTTCTTATAACGACTATGCGTCTCTTGTTGCCGCACATCCATTTGGTGCAACAGGTGATGGTTATCTTGTAAACGGAAACCTCTTTGTATGGGGTGGTTCTACATGGATTAACGCTGGTTACATTCAAGGACCTACTGGACCTACAGGTTCACAGGGTGCACAAGGTATTGTTGGACCTACAGGTGCGCAAGGAAATACTGGTCAGCAAGGTATTCAAGGTGTACAAGGACCCGTAGGTCCTACAGGTGCCGTTGGTCCTACTGGAGCAACTGGCGCACAAGGTATACAAGGTGTAACTGGACCAACTGGTGCGACTGGTGCTGCATCAACTGTTCCAGGACCTACAGGACCTCAAGGTGTTGGTCTTCAAATCAAAGGAACATATAGCACCTATGCTGCACTTCTATCTGCAGTTCCAACAGGCACTACTGGTGATGGCTATCTTGTTTCTGGACAACTTTATGTTTGGCAAGGTGTTCAGTGGGTTAACGCTGGAACTGTTCAAGGCCCAACAGGTGTTATTGGAGCAACAGGTCCTACAGGTTTAACTGGAGCTACTGGTGTTGCAGGTCCAACTGGTGCAACTGGTGCAACTGGTTCTACAGGTGCTGCTCCATTTACAATCATTGGAACTTGGCAGCAAGGAATTGCTTATGCTCCAGGACAAGCTGTTTTCTATGACACCCCTACATTAAAGGGAACATACGTTCGTAGAAATTCAACATCAACACCTGGAATCACACCTCTAGAAGACCCAGCAAACTGGCTAGCACTTGTTGCTGCAACTATTGGTAATACTGGACCAACTGGACCACAAGGTTTAACTGGTATTCAAGGTGTAACTGGTCCTACTGGTGTTCAAGGTCCAACTGGTCCTACAGGAAGTCAGGGTTTACTAGGTCCAACAGGCCCTACAGGCACTACACTATTGAACGTAGATGGTGGAAATCCCGTAACAAATTATGGGGGAACTATCAATATCGACAGCGGAGGAGTAAACGCAGTCTATGGCTATTAAAATTCAACTGCGCCGTGGTACAGCGGCAGAGTGGTCAACAGCCAATCCTCTTCTATCGGAAGGTGAACTTGGTTTAGAACTTGATACTGGAAAGTTTAAAGTTGGTAACGGTACATCTAACTGGAATGCGCTAGTATATGCTAGTGGTATTCAAGGTCCAACAGGACCTGCGGGTTCTAATGGTATTCAAGGACCAACAGGTGCGGCTGGAGCAAATGGTACTGCAGGACCTACAGGTCTTCGCGGACCAACTGGGGCACAAGGACCTGCTGGTGACGGCGGAGTAGGACAGCTATTACTAAACGACGCACTACTGCAAACTGGAATTTATTTCAAAGTTGGAGCAGTAACCAATTATACACAAGTAGTTCAAACCGTTATCCCACCGATTACACTCATTTAGGAAGGTATTAATTAATGGCACGTAATATTGCGCCCGAATACTACGTATTCGACCCTGTAGCGAAGACGATTACTGTTGACCGCTATATCAAGCGTATCCATGTCTTCTTAATTGTCAACGCAACAAAGAACAAGGTTCTTTTTAATTTTTCTGATTCAACAACAGCTGCAACAATAAGCTACAACTACCCAACTTACTCCATCTCTAATCCAAATGGTTCTACCGTTACTCAAACAGTTATCGCTCTTAATTCAAGCGTTGATACCACTGGTATGTCAACAACTGACACCATCCAGATTATTGTAGATGATGAAAACCAAAAGATTACTTTTGACGACACCTTTATTGACGCGGCACAGAAGCTTCGTACTTCACAGCCACAATCATTGATGGATACAGACTTTGAATACTCTGTTCAGCCATCTAAGTGGGAAGCCCTATTCCTTCACAATAACTACCCATCATTCTTTGCTAAAGCATCTGGTGGTAACTCTACAGACCTCGTTACCATGGTTGGCGATGGCGTACGTCCACGCTCAACAGTTACAGTAACAACCGCTCTTCCTCACGGCCTTGTGGCAGGTAACATTGTTTCTGTTCAAGAAACTCTTAACTTCCTTGCAGAAGGAACTGCGCTTATTACATCAGTTCCAAGTACAACAACATTTACATACACAGCTCGTGGTGTAGTATCAGGCGATATTCTCTCTGGCGCTTTGACAAGCGTTTACGGTGGAGACATCTACGACGGCGCTCACATCCCTGGTGGTAACTATCCAATCGGTGGTGTTTCTACACTTAACCGTTGGCAAGCAACTACTGATGGTGCAGCCCCAATCTCAACAGTTACAGTTACATTTGACCAGCCACACGGCGTTTATCCAGGAGCACTAATTGTGGTTTCTGGTACAAACAGCTTTGATGGTAACTGGTCTGTAACTAAGGTCGATACTCCATCTACACTTTCATTTCAGCTTTCACGTCAGCAGTCTGCTGTATCTGTTCCATCAACAGCTCTTATCTTTACTAAGGGTGATGGGTACATTCAGCACCGACCATACGACGGCGGTGTTCTTCTTACTACAGCGACTAACACAATGGCTAACTCTGTCATTCGTCAGACTCGCCGTTACTTCCGTTATCAGTCAGGTAAGGGTATTCAGTTCTCAACTGGTGCTCAACTAACTCCTGTATTTGACGCTAACAATCTATATTTAAATGGCGGTTCTGTTGGAACTGCTTATGTAACAGTTGAAACGCTTCAGGACCACGGTCTTCAATCTGGTGCTGGAATTGATGTTGAAGGTGTTATTACTCGTAACACATACAACCCTTACAACGGTGCTTTTACAGTTAAAGATGTAATTAACAATAACACTTTTACTTATGCCGTTAATCTTACTACTGCAGTACCTACAGTTGATATTAACCCAGCTGGTGTTAACGTTTACATCCATGTTCGTAAGTGGTACGGAGCTGTTACTCGTTGCGGTTTGTTTGATGACCAAAATGGTTTCTTCTTTGAATATGACGGAACAACAATGCATGCTGTTCGACGTCACTCAGAAAAAGAAGGTATTGGTCGTGTAAGCATGAACCAATTCTCAAGCTTTATTACTGGAACAAATACTCAGTTCCGTAAGCAACTTGTAGTTGGACAGAATATCGTTATTAAGGGCTCTACCTACAAAGTTGTTCAGATTAACAGCGATACCTCTATGAACATCTCACCTGCTTATAAGGGACCAACTGCTGGTCGCGTTAAGTTCCTCATCACATTAAATGACCGTACAGCTCAAGCTGATTGGAACATTGACCGTTTTGATGGCACAGGTCCTTCAGGCTACAAGCTTGATATGGGTCGTATGCAGATGGTTTACATCGATTACACATGGTACGGTGCTGGAGCTATTCGTTACGGCATGCGTACAGTAAATGGAAAGATTGCATGGTGTCACCGTATTCAGGGTAACAACGTTAACAACAGCGCATACCAGCGTTCTGGTAACTTGCCTGCTCGTTACGAAGTTTCTAACGACCCTAACTACTTTACACGTATGTTATCTGGAGCTGCTGATGGAACATTAGGTTCACAGCTTGGACCAGATGGAAACATTGTATGGGTAGAAAGCACTACAGATTGGCCTCCTGCAGGTTACATCTTTGTACGTGATGATAAGGCATGCGAAATCATGCGCTACTCTTCAATCGGTGCATATGACCCAGCTAAGAAGGCAGCACCTATCTACATTGCTGAGCGTCGCGCAGCAATCACACAAATTTACCCAGACGTACCATTTACATTCTCTGGAATTACTACACGTACTACATTTACCCCAGACTCCTCTTATACAGGCGTCGGTGGAAATGCGCAGGTAGCAGTCCAATCAATTACACAAAACTGTGCACCAACTATCTCTCACTGGGGTTCCTCAGTAATGATGGATGGTCGTTTTGATAACGACGTAAACTTCGTATTCACTGGTGGTATGACTAAGTACATGTCAGTTGAAGCTGGTGTTCAGCGCCCACTTATGGCTGTTCGTCTTGCACCATCTGTTGATAATGCGATTGCCCGTAACTATGGTATTCGTGAACTTATCAACCGCATGCAGTTGCAGATGCGCTCTATGGGTATCCAGGCAAACGGTTCATTCCGTATTGATATCTTGCTTAATCCAGCAAAGATTGAATACTTACCTCGTACCCCAGGTGCACTTGCTCTCACTCTTGGAAGCATGACTGGTGGCGGTGCTGGAACTAACTTCTTCACAACTGCTGCTGCAACAGGTACAAACGGTGTTGTTCCAGGTATGACAGTTTCTGGTACTAATATTCTTGCTGGTACCACGGTATCTGCTGTTGCTGGTAACCGTATTACTATCTCAACCGCTCTTCAAGGCGGTATGTCAGGTAACTATACCTTCACCCCATCTAAAGGATTTACAGGTCTACCAGATGACTGGACTCGTGACCTCGTAGGTTCTGGTTCTCTTGCTCAGGTTATCTACTTTGATAACACTGGTCCAGGAGCGGGTACTAACCTTGCGGCTTCAGGCCTCATTACAGGTGGTGACTCTGTTACCTCGTTCTTCTCTGAAAACGGCTCACCAACCTCATATAACCAGACAACCGTAGACCTTTCAGGCGTACGAGATATTGGAAACTCAATCCTCAGCGGTAACGGTAACGTTTCTAGCCCTTCATTCCCAAATGGCCCAGACGTACTGGTTATCACAGCGACCAATATCGGTACTACAACATCATCGATTTCAGCTCGTATCTCATGGACAGAGGCTCAGGCATAATGTCCAAGGTTTACGATGTCCATATTTTTAAAAACGCTATACTTTTAATAACCTCGGAAGGTAGGTAAAACCCAAAATGCCTGATTACAGCTCCCTTAGTACGCAGATTAATGCGGTTAAGACAGAGATTACAGACAGTCTTGCAGCTAGTACTTATACTGCTCAAGATTTAATTTATGTGTCTAAAGCACTAGAAACTCTTGGTAGCCTTCTAGGTATTAACGACATTGTTGCTGCAACCGCTGACCGCGTAACAGCAATCACTACTGCTGGTACAACACAGGTAACTGCTGTTAACACCGCAGGCACTACTCAGGTTTCTGCAGTCAACACTGCAGGAAATACAAAGGTTGCTGCTATTCAAGCAGAAGCCTCTAATCTAACCACACTAGCTTATATAGGAGTACTTGCATAATGCCAACAACAGTAACACGATTTAGAGCGGGTACAGCTGGTACTTCAGATGCAAGTGCGTACGCAGTTCCAGCGTCTAACACCGCAATTATTACAAATATCATTCTGTCTAATAAGACAGGTTCAACCCGTACGGTAACAGTTCTTACTGGCGGAGTTTCTTTCTGCACAGGTCTACAGGTACCACCAAATGGAACTGTAAACTTTGATGCTCGCACCGTTTTGAACGCTGCTGAGACAATCACAGTAACGGCTGACGTAGCTGCTGCAGTTGATTTCCTCATCTCTGGCGTATTGATTTCTTAATTAAAGAAAAGGACAGGTAACTATCAATGGCAATTTCCTCAAGTAAAGACTTTATTGTCTTCCCGAATGACAATTCGGGTCGCTTGTATATCAATGAGGCCACATTTACAGCCAGTGGTACCTGGACTGCACCTGCGGGTGTAACAAGCGCCCAGGTTATCCTTGTAGGAGCGGGCGGAGGCGGCGGTGGCGGTTCACGCGACGTTGCAGGCGGCGGTGGCGCTGGTGGTCAGGTAATCACAAAAAATATTACTGTAACACCTGGAACTACTTATAACGTAACAATTGGTGCGGGTGGACAGGGCGGTCAGGGAGCTATTCTAAGCACCGCTGATACTACAAATACTCTTCCAGGCAACAATGGTTCAGCAACAGTATTTGGTAACATCACAATTGCTAACCTTCTTGTAAACGCAGACTTTGATTACAACGTACAGGCTTGGGATACAAACACATTCTTCCGTGCAGTAACTGGTGTTTCTGGTCAGTCATCTCTTACTGTATATCCTAATGCTAACGGCCTTTCAGCTGGTCAGTATGTAACAGGTACAAACATCGGCGGTAACGCTCAGATTGTTTCTATCTCAGGTAACGTTATTACAGTATCTGCAGCTAATACAGGTACTGTTCAGGTTGTTGGAAGCTTTGGTCTTTCTGAAGCTCTTGTACGTCCATCTAACGTATTCTTCTACAACATCTCTGCTGCGGGTTCTGACATCACAACTAACCCACAGACAGGTAACACCCCAGGCTCACCATACTTTACAAACTTGTCTAACAACATCTTGCAGCCAGAAATTGCACAGCTTGAAGAAGCAGCAATCCTTACTAACAACTACATCCGTCAGTATGGAACTGCGCTATCTTCATTCTCAATTACTAACGCTGGTGTTCCTACCAAGTTAGCTGAAATGGTTGGTGGCTACGCAAAGACTGCAACTGCACCTCTTACATCAACAACTGTAACTCTTGATAGCACACTTAACGTGTATCCAGGCATGTACATCACAGGTACTGGATTTACTGCAGGTACTACTATCCTTTCAGTTGATAGCGCAACACAGATTACCATTTCTGCTACAACAAACCAGTTACTTTCAGGTTCAGCTGCAGTAATTTCATACTCTGGTGCTTTTGGTATTAACGGTTTGATTTGCGGTACTAGCTCATCAACATCTGCTGGTGCACCTACATGGGTTCAGTTCTCAACAATGAACTCAACTACAACTTCTAACGCTACTCAGACAGTTGCTAACTGGCAGGGTGTACCTTACCTACCAGGTCAGGCATACACATTCTCTGCTTATATTTCAACTAACGTAAATATCAGCACATCAACACCAATCCTCTTCCAGATTCGTTCTGCGGGAGCTTCATGGAACGCTATCTCAAGCACTTCATATCTTGGTGGTACTAACTCTGGTACAACTAACTCAATTGACGCTGGTCAGTCTAACGGCTTCTTCGTACGCCAGGCTACACCTGCTACATTGACTAACTACGGCGGCTCATTTGCTACAACTGGTACAGCATCTAACGGCTCTACATCACTAACTGTTGCAGATGCAACAGGTATCTTGATTGGTATGGCAGTTACTGGTTCTGGTATCCAGACAAGCACAGTCGTATCAGGTTTGACAGGTACTCTTGTAACACTAAGCCTTGCTACTAACGCACCACTTTCTGGAACAGCGGTTACATTTGCTAACCCAGCTGGTGTTCAGATGCTTGGTTCTAACGTAACTGTTGGTCAGACAGGATGGCGCCGTCTTTCAGCGACATTTACTACACCTTCAATTGCTTCAGCTCTTGCTAACGGTGTATACCAGTGGGGTTCAACACCACAGTTTATCCACCCTGTAATTGTCTTCCAGCAGCCATCTGTTAACTTCTGGATTGATAACATTCAGCTTGAGTGCGGTAACACCACAACAACATGGCGTCCACCTGTTTACCGTGAGGCGCAGACTATGCTTATGTGGTCTAACGCAGCAACTGGTGCAAACATTGAAACAACACACAAGTTTGTAAAGATTTCACCAAGCACTCAGTACTCAGGCTCTGCATACGTAGTCGCTACAGGTTCATCTAACCAGTACCGCCCAACACGTGCATTCATTGAATATTTTGACGCTGATTACAACTCACTTCTTCGTACAGAAGGTAACAACGTTTATCTACCAATCTCTGGTCAGCGTAACCTAGACCAGCAGATGCCTAACGTTACATACCCAGTGCGTGTAGTCGTCAATGGTGCTACTTCACCTGTAACCGCTGCTTACGCTCGTTTTGGTATCTTGAACTATCAGGGTGCACAGACTGGTTCAGCTGGTCAGGTTGAATACAACATTATCGCTCCACAGCTAGAGCCAGCTTCAGTAGCTACTATCTACAAGAAGGTTGATAACGTCAGCTACTTCTATGCTGGTCAGCCAGGACAGACACCTATCGTGTCTTCACTTGGAACACTTGCTGCAGAAGGCGGCGGTGGCGGTGGAACTTACAACACCTACAATTACCACTGGCAGTTTGGTATGGAAGGTGGAAACAACGGCGGACACGCAGCAGTCGGTGGTTACAACTCACAGACAAATGCTGGCGGTGGCGCTGGTGCAGGCGGCGTAGGCGGTAACGCTATCGGTTACGGTATTGCTAACCAGACTAACTCACTTGACGGACACCGTGGTACAGCTGCTCTTTCACAGCAGGTTTGGCCAATGCGCGGACACCAAGGTGGCGCAGCGGTTGTAAACGCAAGCACATACAACCAGTACTTATCTTACTACGCTGGTAACGGCGGACCTGGTGTTCTCCTTTCTGGTTTGAACTCTGGTTCACCTCTTGGTCTACCACTTGGTGGTGGCGGTGGTGGAGCTGGTTGGTCAGCTTCTAACTCAACACAGCAGGCTAACCCTGGTCAAGGCCAGAATGGTGGCGGTAAGGGTGCTCCTACATGGCTCTACAACGCTAACAGCGATGGTGGCTCTGATTACTACGCTCGTGGTATTGATGCTATTGCTAACACAGGCGCAGGCGGCGGAGGCGGTGCTTCTAACTGGAACAACGCTCCATCAACGCTTGTAACCCACTACACAGCTTCTCGTGCAGTTAACTACGAAGCTCTCTCATCTGAATACTACAAGTGGAACCCTATCTATAATGCAACCACAACAATTGTTGGTGGTTCAATTATGTACTCAACTAACTCACTCCGTGTAACTATTCAGGATACAGGTAACGCTAAGGTTACAACTTCATGGCAGCAGTTCCCAATTATGCCTCGCATTGCGTTGGTATTCCCTGGTGTGGCTGCACGTCTAACAACCGCTCCTGGTGGTGTTACATCTGCTCAATTCACAGGTCTACCAAAGCGTGTACGTCCAACAGTTCGTTGGAAGAACGACCGTAACCAAATTATTCGTGAAGACCGTCCAGGTTATGACATCCAGTTTGCGGGTACTTCTACAGTTACCTACCTTGGACCAACAGGTGCAACATCAGGTTACTGGCAGACACTCAAGGCTCCTGCTAACGCATCGTTCTTCGATGTATGCTGGGAATTCCTTTACATGGATGCAGGTGACGTTGTTGACGTTGACTTCGGCGGTTGCCAGTACTACGGTTACGAAGCATTCGGTGGAAACGGCGCAGATGGCTTTGCTATGATTCGCTGGTTCGACAAGGCAGTACTCTAGGAGGTATGACAAATGGCTAAATTTGCACTTGTAGATAACAACATTATCACTCAGGTAATTATTGCTGATTCAGAGGCTGGCCTAGGTACACTAGGCCAACTCTTTGAAACAGTTCAGGTAGAAGGTTTAGAACCAGAACCTGCTCGTGGATGGGAACGCGTAGATGGCGTTTGGCACCCACCTGTATCAAGCGACGCTGCTAAGGAAGCTTGGCATGGCGCTGGATATAATGAAAAAGAAGAAACAGAAGAAGTTAAAAAAGTAGAAGCTCCTAAAGAAGAGAAGAAGGCAGGCAAGTAATGGCAATTTCCTCACAGCCAACAGTGTTGGCTCAGTCTAATGATGCCTACATCAATGTGGGGGTTACAGGCCGTCTTCAGATTCTTACAGGGTCAACAGGCGCTGTATCAATCAATCCTTCAAGCGGCTCTTTCATCCGTATTGCTAACCCAGTAGGTGCTGTAACAGTAACCTTTACTGGTGTTCCAGCAGGTTATGGAACTCGCTGGCAGGTAGAAGTTGCAAACCGTGGTGCTAACGCTGTGGCTTTCAACGGTATTACTTGGGACAATGGTTCAACCCCTACTCTCGCATCAGGTACAAGCAAGTCTGTACTTAACTTCTACTCACCAGACGGTGGTACAACCATCTATGGTCGTTTAGAGTTTGCCTCACTGGCATAACAAATAAGACTAGCTCCCCACCGTCCTACGGGACTGGTGGGGCTTTTCTTTTTAAGGGTACAATTAATATATGAAAATAGCCGTTTACACAATCGCACTTAATGAAGCTCAGTTTGTAGAGCGCTGGTATGAGTCCTGCAAAGACGCTGACTATCTAATGATTGCCGATACTGGCTCAATGGATGGCACAGTAGAGAAGGCAAGAGAGATGGGCATCAATGTCCATGTTATCTCTATTAGACCATGGCGGTTTGATGATGCTCGTAATGCTGCTCTTGCTTTACTTCCTGATGATATTGATATGTGTGTATCCCTAGATATGGATGAACTACTTGCTCCAGGATGGCGTAAAGAAATGGAGAAAGCTCCTAAAGGAACCACACGTATTCGCTATAACTATACGTGGAACTTTAATCCAGACGGCACACCAGGTTTAGTGTTTGGCGGAGATAAAATTCATGCTCGTCATGGTTATCGCTGGATGCATCCAGTACATGAGTGCTTGTATGTAGACCGTCTAGAAGAAAAAGAATACTGGTCTCAATTAGGGTTATGGCACAAGGCTGATGACACCAAATCTCGTGGGCAATACCTGCCCCTATTAAAGCTATCTATTGAAGAAGACCCATATAACGACCGCAACGCTTATTACTATGCTCGTGAGCTATTTTTTCACGGACGCTTAGAAGAGGCTAAAGTTCAATTTGAGCGTCACCTATCTTTACCTAAAGCTGTATGGAAAGCTGAACGTGCAGCATCTATGCGTTATATAGCTAAGTGTTCTGAAGATGAAGATGAGAAGCTAAAGTGGTGGAAGCTAGCTATGCAGGAAGAGCCTGGTAAGCGCGAAGCTTATGTCGAGCTGGCTCAATTTCATTATGACAAGGGACGACTATCTGAATGCTATATGCTCTGTAAAAAAGCAATCAATATTAAAGAACGTCAATTAGACTATTTAAATGAAGCATTTGCTTGGGGCTCTATTCCATACGACTTAGCTGCTGTGTGCGCCTACTGGTTGGGTGAACGAGATAAAGCATTGGAGCTTGGACAAAAGGCAGTAGAGCTTAGCCCTACAGATGAACGATTACTAGGTAATCTAGAGTTCTACAAACAGGGAGTCTAATGAGAGCCCATTCCCCAGGCGGACGTTTTGATGCGGACTTTGAGACCACAGCTATTCTTAAAGCCGTTGACGTAGACCTACAACACCCAGTAGGAACAAATGTTAAGTGGTGGATTTACGATGCCGTTAATACAACAGTAGACCCTATCTACGATGTGGGTCAGGACATCTCATCTTCTGTAGGCGGTAGGGTTTGGACGGGGCCATATTCAGTGCCAGTAGTAAAAGCCGTTATTAAACAGGGTGAGGCTAAAACCTCTGCGGTTGGTTACTACAACTCAGATACTTTGCACCTGACTATTAATATTGAAGATGTTAAAAGCTTTGCTCCTAACATTGTTATTCGTCCTGACATCAACAACCGCGACCGCATAGTCTGGCGTGGTCAGGTATATCGTCCTTACGCTATTCAAGAAAAAGGAATTGTGGCAGACAGATTTACCATCCTCAGCGTAGAATGTATTCAGCTGATGCCTGAAGAAATGGTCAATGACCCACAATTTGCTCAGTACGCTAACTAAGGAGAGACCATGGCAATAGTTCATATTAATAAAACAGTAGCAACTTCAGCTACCTTGCTTACAACTTTAAACACTGGCACCGAGTACACCGCAGTGTCCATTCAAAACAATGACTCAGCTTCTATCTTTATTGGTGATGCCACAGTAGCTACTACGGGAGCTAATAAAGGACACGTAGTAGCGGCAGGAGCCACCTATCAATTATGGCTTCGCGCTTCGGATGCTATTTACGCTATTTCATCTGCTGGCACGTCGGCAAACGCAGTCTCAGTTCTTTACTCACAGGTATAAAATGCCTTTTAAGTCAGAAGCCCAAAAAGGTTGGATGTACGCCAACCACCCACAGATGGCAAAACAGTGGCAGGAACACACCCCTACAGGTAAGAATCTCCCTGCTAGAATTAAGAAGAAATCCACCAAGTCGAAAGGCAAATAATATGTGCAAATCATGTGGCTGCGGTTGTTCAAAGCCAAACTGTAAAGGCGCTTGCAAGAAAGGCGCTAAGAGCCTTTCACCTAAGCAAAAGAAAATTGCTGGCAAAGCTGGCGACCCAAAGAAAATCGACGCAGCTGATTTAGCTGCCCTACGAAAGAAGAAGAAATAATGTGCGCTACATGTGGATGCATGGGTAAGAAGAAGGCAGATAAGAAGCAAGACGCTAAGGTTATGAGGGGCATGACTCCTGCTCAAAAGGGCAAGTTCAAGAAGGAAGATGCCAAGATGGATAAGAAGAAGCCATCAGCTAAAGCAGATGCAAAGATGGACAAAGCATTAGCAAAGAAGATTAAAAAGAAGTAAGTAGTTGAGGGGCCGAAAGGCCCCTCTTTGCTTTATCCTTATAGGGAGTCCATGCGGGACTCAAAGCTTCACCCCTTGCGATGTACCTTGCTACCTCTATGGAGATGTTATGCCCGAGAATAAAAAAGTAGACAAAGCGTCTGACATTCAATTCCGCGAGCAGATTACTGAAAACATTCCTGGAGAAACTGCCAGTCGTTTAGTGTGGGCTGGAGCTTTAGCATCGTATGTTGTAGGGAAGAAGCTTCGTGCAAAACGAAATAAATAGTTCTGACGAACTAGCCTCTATGTACGCCAAGTCGGCTGCCAAAGAACTTACCTTGGAGCTACGAGACATGGCGGTTGATGCTGGCTGGCCTGCTGACGTAGCTAGCTCCCTTTCCGTTGTTTTAACTGACGGCACTTTAAATATAGATTACCCAGAAGAGATGGACCAACGCATCCAAAATCTGGAGTACGGCAGCTTTCAAAAGCCCCCTATGTCTGTAATGCGTAAGTTTATGTATCGCACCGAAAAGGTGACCTCTCAGATTTTAGGTGGAGAAGTTCTTGATAACCTTATTATGGAAGCAGAGGTGTTCTAATGGGCGACCCATTTATCATTGCAGAAGACCTTGCTTTAAAAACCCACCTTGCTGGAATGACGGTAGGGGATGAGAAGAACACAGCTCGTCCAGTAAAAATTTGGTTTGGGTATCCAGACGTTGAAATTAGAGCTCAAGAATTTCCATTTGTAACTATTGATTTAATTGACATAGTTCCTGCTGGGGACCGACAAACTTCTGGAAGAATGTCTGACCCAGATTATCGTGGAACCATAGCTCCAGAAGCTGGTGTTACTTATGTTTTTGATATTCCAGTTGCATACGACCTTGTTTACCAAGTGACTACATATGCGCGTAACCCACGTCATGATAGAGCAATCCTTTATCAGATGTTTAATAAGTTTCCATCTAAGTTCGGAAAGTTAGCCGTGCCTAATCAAATTGGTACAGAGACTGGCTATCGTTCTATGTTCGTTGATGGATTTGTAAAGCGTGATGCAGTGGATGGCGAAACAGGTAATCGCCGTACTCTTCGTAACGTTTATACAGTGAGAGTTGTTAGTGAGATGACACCAGCAGTAGCGGTTAATAGACTGTCTAGTGTTGAGTCTATTTTCATTAACATTCCTGAAAACAATACGTATATCCCTTCCGTCTACGAAATCTTGTAATAAATGTTTTTATTGTCTAACTCAAAGGAGATTATTTAAATGGCATTTCAACGCCCTGGGGTGTACGTCGAAGAGACCCTAAACCCTATTCAACCAGTTGTTGGAGCTAACTCTGACTCTATCGCAGCTTTTATTGGAGCAAACGACAGAGGCCCAGTTAACGTACCAACACTTGTAAGCTCTTGGAGCCAGTATGTAACAACATTTGGTTCTTGGAATTCAACAGCAGACAACAAGTTGCCTCTTGCTGTTTACATGTTTTTCTCAAACGGTGGAAATCAGTGCTACGTAGTACGTGCTGCAAATACCGCTGTTTCTTCTACACGTTCTTTAAATGACCGTGCTGTTAGCCCATCTGCAACACTATCAATTACAGCTAAGACTCCAGGAGCTTGGGGAAATAGCATTAACATCAGTATCTCTAACTCAATTACAACTGGGTATTTTGATTTGACTGTTTACTATGGTGGTATCACAGACGCTAATATTGTTGAACGTTTTACAGATATTAACATGACTGCTACTGATGCTCGTTATGCAATTACAACTGTAAATGCGTCATCTTTGTACGTTACACTTACTGATTTAAATTCAGGCAATACAGGTGCAACACGAAACCCTGCTGTTGTAACTAACCAAACTATGGCTTCTGGAAGTAACGGAAACGCTCTTGCAGCATCTGACTACTCTACCTCAGCATCATCATTGGATAGCGTACTACAGTCGCTAATCATTAATGCACCAGACCAGACTGCAGCTTCAGTTGTAAACGTTTTAATTAACTATGCAACTAACCGTGCTGACTGCTTTGTGCTTATTGATGGAGAAGATGTTACCCCTACTACAGCCCTAGCTACTGCAGCAACATACACAGTATCTTCTTATGCAGCAGTTTATTATCCTCCACTTGTAATCTCTGACCCAACAGCAGCCCTTGGCTCATCTTCTGCTTTGACAAAGACTGTTGGAGCAGCAGCTTCTGTAGCTGGATTAATTGCTGCAACAGATGCTTCACGTGGAGTATTTAAGGCACCTGCTGGTCTGCAAGCTCGTCTTGCTGGTGTAGTTTCTACACGTCAGCTTACCAATGCACAGCTTGATTCACTTAACTCAGCAGCGGCACCAGTAAACGCAATTAAGTTTGTACCTGGTTCTGGTTATGTAGTTATGGGTTCACGCACTCTTAAGGGTGGATATGTTGATAAGTACGTACCAGTGCGTCGTACTCTTATCTACCTACGCAAATCTCTTAAAGACATTACAGAGTTTGCAATCTTTGAACCTAATGATGAAGCACTATGGCGTCGTATTGAATCGACAGTCAATGGCTTCCTCACAGCATTCTGGTCACAGGGCGGCCTACGTGGCGCAACTCCTGCCCAGGCATTCTTCGTCAAAGTAGATGCTGAGAATAATCCTCAGTACCTTATCGACAACGGGGAAGTACACATTGAAGTTGGCGTTGCTCTACAGCGTCCAGCGGAATTCGTTGTAATTAAAATTGGTCAGTTTGACGGTGGAACCACCGTTACTGTGGCATAAAGGAGAGCCAATAAATGACAAGCAGCATCATCAATCGCTTCTCAACACTGGCGACCGACCCACTACGCTCGTTCCGATTCTATGCGGAATTTAGCAAGTGCGATGGTCAGACAGTGTTTGATGACCGAATCCTATCAACAACAAAAACAACGCCTCCTACCACAGGCAAGTCCGAAGGTTGGGTTGGCGGCTTTAGCCAAATTTCTGGCTTGAGCATTAACACACAGGCTATCCAGTACCGTGAAGGTGGATACAACACCACTGTTCATCAGATTCCTGGTATGACCACATTTACACCAATCACATTCCAGCGTGGAGTTCTGTTCGGAAACGACCAGGCTATTACATGGATGCGTGGTCTATTTGCTACTACAGCTGGCGAAGGTCTTCGTCAAGGAGGTTCAACAAAGAGCTTCCGTGTAAATGTAAATATCTATGTTATGGACCATCCAAACTCTGCTGGAACTGCAGCTAATTCAAGCGCTAACGTTCCACGTATGGGATTCAAGGTTCACAACGCATGGATTTCTACACTAAACTATACAGACCTAAACGCTGCTGATGGAGCGATTCTATTTGAATCAATGTCATTAGTACATGAAGGACTATCTGCTTTCTATACAGATGACAAGTACAACCGTAAAGACGGCGTAAAGAAGTAATCTAATCTACTAGGAGTATAAGATGTCAGACATTATTACAGACACACAACTACTTGAACAATTTGCTGCAAAGGCAATGGAGGAGCCCGCGGCGGTCATTAAGACGCGGGCACCTTCAGAGTCAGAAGTAAAATTGCCAGGTGGGTATATTGACCTTGATGGTGAACTACACACTACGGCAGAAGTTAAAGAACTGACAGGTTCTGATGAAGAGGCAGTTGCTAAAGCTGGCTCTACAGGTAAAGCACTTAACGTTCTTTTAGCAAGAGGTCTAGTCAAGATTGGCTCTAAAGAAGCCGCACCCTCTGACCTAGACGCATTGCTTTCTGGAGACAGAGATGCAATTCTTCTTGGTATTCGACGAGTAACTTTTGGTCAGACTTCAGATTTAATGGTTCGTTGTAGTTATTGTTCAGATGAACATGTTACAACGTTAGACCTTGTTGAAGACGTTCCAGTAAGTACTTTAAAAGACCCTGAAGAAGACCGTCAATGGGAAATGAAAACTAAGCTTGGAACAGCTGTAGTTTCATTACCTAACGGTATTACACAAAAAAGACTGATGGAAAATTATGAAAAAACATCAGCCGAACTTAATACACTTTTACTAGCTGGATGTATTGTTTCATTAGACGGCTCACCATCACTAGGAGCTTCTACAGCTTTGTCTTTAGGCATGGCTGATAGAAATAAGATTGTAGACGAAATTATTAAACGCAACCCAGGCCCACGCCTTGGGGAGGTGAAGAAAGCCTGCAAGGCATGCGGTGAAGAGATTCTCCTTCCGCTGAGCTTGCTGGATTTGTTTCGTCTATAGCGAAGCAGACTACGAAGAACTTCTAGACCAATATGAAGTTTTAACTAGAACCTTTGCAGGATGGTCTTTATCAGATATACGTGGACTATCAGTTAGAGAAAGAGCTAACTGGATGGAACGCTCTAAGAGAACAGTTAGGTAATAAGATAAATGTTGAATCTACCAAGTGGTAAAGCCAACTCTATTATCTCTGACCTTGCTTCAGGAATCTCACAGTTAAGACAACAAGTACAAGGTCTTAAACAAGATACTGGAAGCTGGGTAAATGTTCTTGGTTCTGGTACTTCTAAACTTGGTGGGGCTAGCGGGGCAAGTAGCAATCAGGTTGCCCCGTACCCTAAGTTCTCTGTTGATTCTGATGGAGTAGTTAATTATCACGGAGCTACAAGCGGTGGCGGCGGACTTGTTTTTCAACAAAACGCTATACAACCATATACAAATCCTGTATATGCAGTACCTAATAATGATAATAAAAGACCTCCTCGTAATCCAATGGATTACAGAACTGCTATGTCAACTATTGCTGTTGGCGGTATGCAGTCAATGCCTGGTACAAAAGAAGGCGTTGATTATCAGCTAGCTCTTAGCCGTATGGTGTTTTACCAACAGCAACCAGCTTTTCAACAAAAAGGTTTAGCTGGTATTGGTAGCCTTGCAGATACAGGCCCCCTTGGATACTTGCTTACCCGAGGAAATAAAGATAGAGAAATGGCTAAAAGAGCCGCAGACGATTTAATGAAGGCTGGTACAGCTACTAATAAATTTGATGCGGTAAATGCTTACGCTACTGCTGCTCAATACGGATTGTCTGGCCCTAACATGCAGGCAATGATGATGGGCAATGCTGCTATGTCTAACTTAACCCCTGGTATTGGTCTTGAGGGTTCTACACGTGCTTATGGAGCTATGCAGCAAGCTCGTAACGTAAATATGTTGCGCGGTATTGGCATTAAGATTCGTGGTGAAGACGGTTCTATGAAACCTATGCCACAGATTATTGATGAGCTGTGGCGAAAGATTAACCGTGAAAAGGTTGGCGGTAGCCCCCTTACAGTTGATGATGTTCGTATTTCTTTGCAACCTGGTAACGCTCTTGCTTCTATGCTTGACCAATACTTTGGTAATGACCCACTACTTCGTAAGCAGGTAGAAGATGGCCTTATCTTTAAAGCTCGTACAGGTGGCGCTGCAATTAAAGGTGGAGCAGAAGGAAAGAAAGCTGCTGAAGCAACAGGTGCAACAACCGCTGCCGTAAGTTCTTTATCACAGAGAACTGCAGAATCTACAAAAACTTTAGGTCAGGTAGCTGACGCGCTTGCTGCTGGATTTACAGAAGGTAACCGCGCACTATCACGCGTATCTGGAATGATGAATTTCTTAGACCGTTGGACAGGTATTTTAAAACTAGCTGGTTCCATGAAGGGCTTTGGCGATGTTTTAGCCAGCGGCGGTAACTTCATGATTGGCGGCTTTAGCGCCTTGATGGGTGGCCTCAAAGGAATATTTAAAGCTGAAGGTGGACCTGTAGAAGGAAAAACTCCTTACATTGTAGGTGAGCGTGGTCCTGAATTATTTATGCCTAAAACAGATGGTCAAATTATTCCTAACCACGACCTTAAGAACTATCCATTTCGTGATGGAAGCGGTGGACGAAATGTTGCAGCTGGCGGTTACACATCTAAGACTGGATTGAATGATAAGTCATCTCCAGATGAGTGGGCTAAGGCTATGCTTGTTGCTCTTAATGCTCCAATAAATGGAGACTCAGTAGATGCACTAAAGACATGGGCTCGCTTTGAAGGCGGGCATTATAAGAACTCAGCATCATACAACCCATTAAATACAACCTATGGAATGCCTGGTGCAAAAGGTATGAATAGCGTTGGTGTAAAAGCCTACTCAAATTGGGACGATGGTATTAAGGCTACAGTTGCTTCTCTTACAGGTAAGAGAGCTGATGAACGTGGCTATGCAGCAATTGTTGACGCCCTTCGTAAAGGCCAAGATAAAGATAGCATCCTTGCTGCTATTAATAAGTCTGCCTGGGTACATGGAGAAGGCAAAGCAAGTAATTACCCATTCAATGGTGCTTCAGCTGATTACAACGGTACAAAGTATTCTGGTAAAAGCGGTGGAGCAATGAGCCAAACTGATGGCAAGTTCTCTATGCGTGAATTTTTAGAAAGCAGTAAAACAGAAAGCAAGAGTTTGCTTTCAAGTATTACAAAAGGTTCTTGGGATAATACAAAGCATGCCCCTACTGCAACTACATATAACTATGGTGGAGTAACAGTTAAGATTGATGGCTCTAGTAATCCATCAGCTACAGTCGAAGCTCTTAAAGCGGCTTTATCAAGTCAAGACACTATTACAAAGGCGGCTCAGTTCTAATGGCAGAAACTAAAAGCACCAATAATAAGAGCACCTCTGCGGTATCAAAACCTACAGCTTCCGATAACGCAGTTTCACGGTGGGCTAAGAATTTTGCAATCAATATTATATCGGGTGTTACAGGTGCAAAAATTGGAGTTGCTGGCGCTGTGTCTAGTAACCCAAGTGTAAAAGCTGTATCAAATGCTATTACAAATCCTCAAGCATCTAAACAAAAAATGCCTACTAGAGGTGAGGTTCTTGCAGAAAGAACTAAGAAACAAAAACCTGCTGCAGGGTGTTCTTTTAATTTACCTCCACACGCTTGGAGTTTGCCTGTTAGACCAATAAGTGTTATTGGTGGCGAGACTATCGCTGGTTACCCATCTAGTACTTCTGACAGCATTCATAAAGAACGTAGAGGAGCTATCTGGTGGTACTCAACAGGTGCTGACATCAGCGCAACTGATGACACTGGACAGGTAACTACTGCAAGTGCTTTGAAAGAAGCAAACTTATCTGCAGCTCAAAAAGCAGAACTTGCAACAAAATCAGCAAGTAGTGATGGAGAGTCCGCAGACTTTAATTATGGTTTTCAGTTCCTATGGAACCCTGAACAAATTTCTATAGCAGTTGCTAGAAACATGGATGTTACTCCGTCATCGGCAGACCGTTTACGTTCCGTTTCTGGAGCTTTTCCTGGGCAAGAAAATGTTCAATTTAGCATTGTTCTAGATAGAGTAAATGACTTTGCTGCTTTACGAGGAATTGTTGGAGCAAGGAAAAGTGACCGTGGGGCTTACCCATCTTTTAGTCAAGATTTTTTAAATCAATACCAATATGGAATGTCTGATTCGGCTGCATTATCAAAGATATCTATGAACCAAAAGCTTTACGAGCTATCACGTTATGGAACCTTATCTGACCTTGAATACTTGTTTAAGGCTATTAACGGTGCTGGACCAGGAACTGGCTGGGTTACATTGTTAGGAAAAAAGACTGCGGACATTGGATTCCTAAGCCCTACGCTATTAGCTTTTAGATTTGGACCAGACACACAAGAAAGCTTGTCTTTTGTTGGGTGGATTACAAACCTATCAATTAACCATACAATGTTCACTGAAGAAATGATTCCACTAAGAACCACAGTAAACATAAGTGTGGATTGCTTTGCTGGCTCGTCGATTGTTTAGGAGACACCATGACTATCTATACAGGCTCTCGTTACGAATATTCACTTATTGATTTCTTTTCAGTAAAACCTAGTGGAGATGAAAACCCTACAGTTTTCTACTCTATGACTGAAATGGGACTGGTTAGCTACTTTCAGCATACCTATAATCAAGGAGAACGTTTAGACCTACTTTCCTACAGGTACTATCAAACTCCATCTTTTTGGTGGGTAATTGCCGAGTTTAATCCAGAGATATTAGATTTTACAAACATACCTGTTGGTACTGTCTTAAGGATTCCTCGTGTCTAATTTTATTTCTGTATCTTTTCCTGATGCATCAAAGCCACCTGTGCGTGTTTATAGTGCAACTTTGTATCAAAAAAACTATGAACATGAGATGCTTAGTGTCCTTTTTAAAGACTGGAACGTTGAATATGATTCAATAAAGCCAGGTTCCCCAGTTCTGGTGGAGTTAAAGGGTACGACTTCTAGCAGGGAATTTACTGGGTACGTTCACCATATTGAACCTAACCACACACCAGGTTCCGCTTTTACAGAAGTAGTTATGATTGGCGGCTCTTTCCCTTTAAAGCAGGCGTCTCAAAAATTATATAGAGACCACACGGCTGACCAAGTGTGCAGGGATATTGCAAAGAAGCATGGGCTATCTTATTACGGAATCCCTCACCCACGTATCTTTGACCAGATTGCACATACTGGCAGTACCGACTGGCAGATATTAGTCCGCTTGGCAAAACAAATTGGGTACACCCTTCGTACTCAAAATACGGAACTGTACTTTGAACCTATATTAGAAGACTTTAAAAACCTTAGAACAGAGGCAAACACCTTTGTTATGAGAGCTGAGTCCCATATTTTAGGCTCTACTATCTATAACTTTAAACCTATTATTAGCGAGTCTATTGCTAATGAAGATGGGGATATGAAAGCAGCTCATGCTATTCAAGGTGTGGACAGAACGGCTAAGTCTCCCGTATCTATTACTAAACAGAAGCGCCCTAATAAAACAAAGTCCATATCTCAATATGAAATGTTTGACCGATTCAATACTAAAGTTGTTGCGCCAAATGCTGAGATTGCAGCTTTTGAAGCTGAGGCTGCAGAGCTACGAGCATCGTTCCCATACAGAGGTATGGCAACTGTTTTAGGAGAGCCAGACCTTAGACCTAATATGCCAG